AGCACGCGTGCGTCAGTGATGTAATCGCTCACGGTGTCGAGCGTGGTGTTCGGTGCAGCGGTAACGAACGCCATTAGCGGCCCAATCCAAGTGCGAGATAACTGACAAACAAAACGGTGATGACACCCAGGACAAACCCGGTGCCGAGGGAGGTAATGGCAATGGCGAACATCAGCGTTACTCCCAAAGAAAAACCCCCGGCACCGTGAATGCCGGGGGCTTACTCATTCGTATATTCAGCCTTAGCTGTTCGGCGTAACCACGGCCTGGACGAGCGCCTTGCCGTCGACGACCTGGTAGCCGTAGACCTGCAGACCGCGCAGGATCTGGCCGAAGGTCAACTCAGACCGCAGGGTTTCCACCTTGCTGATCTGCGACGCGAACGTCAGCCCGTGGGCGTGGCCCGCGAAGATCGGCCACTCACCAGCCGAAAAGTTGGTGCTGTCGGTCGAGTTGTTCGGCAGCAGGTTGGAGATGTAGATCGTGAAACGATCGATCATGCCCAGCCGGCCGTTGCGCAGCATCGAGACGGAGTCACCCGACAAGTAAGCCTGACGCAGTTCGGACTGCTTGATCATGCGACCGGCCCACGCCGGCATCACAACCCAGCGGCCAACCTCCGGGATGTTCTGCTCGTCGAGCACCTGGCCCATACGCATCAGCACATCGAGCAGCTCGATATCGCCGGCGCCAGGGTTCTTGGAGACCACCGAGAGGGGGGCCGCCTTCGTACCCAGGTTGATGCTGCCGGTGATAGCGCCGGCGGTGGCGCCCTGGTTCGCAGCCGCCATCTGGCCCACGATGCCGTCGAGCACATCCTGATCGACTGTGATCTTGAGTTGCTGCGCGGCGTCGTCGGACCACATCGACAGAACATTCAGGTCACTCTGAATTTCCATCACATCGTCAAGGACAAGCGAGAAATACTTGCCGTTGCCGATATACAGCTCGACGGTACCGCCGGTCGGTCGATCGAGACCAAGCAAGCCATCCGACTTGTAGTCGTGGATCGAGATCGTCGGCTTCGTGCGGATCTTGACGCGGTCGCCCTTGTTCTTGATCTCACCTTCGTAGTCCGTGTTGCTGATAGCAGCGAGCACGGTCGAGGCGTAGAACTTCTCGACAAGTTTGCCGGACCAGATCTCCGGAATGAAACCGGTGGCCTGGAGATTGTTGCCCGAGCTACCGGTGGGGTAGATGGAGCCTGCACCAGACCCGGCTGTTGCGCCGGGAAAACCTGAATTAGGAATGGGCATCGAAGAAGCCCCCTGCATTGTGGGGGCTTCGCGTTTTTATGCTGTGCGGAAGAGCCCCCGGGTTAAGACCGGACGCGCCCCTCGTTGCCTGCAGCGATCATGTCCGCTTCGAGCTTTGCCCAATCGTTTTCACGACCGGCCCAGAGCCCGCGGCGGCGATCCGCGTAGTTCTTCGAGATTTGCGCGCGTGTGTAGATCGGCTTTTCCGCGGGCACATCGGATTGACCCGGTGCCGGCCTTGCCCTGCCAGGAGCTGCAAGCGTTCCCAAATCCATCGCAGGCTGTCGCTGATTTGTCGGGACCGCTGTGGGTGCCGGCGCCTCTTGCGTTCGCTGCGAAGTCGGGACCGTGCTACCCGTGGCCTTCGCTTCCGTGAGGAAGTCTCTGAATATCTGCACCACCACAGCGGCGTTGGCGGCTTGGTATGCAGCATTCAACATCGAACGACGTACCTCACCTGTGTATATGTTTCGTATAGAGAGCCACTGCGCGAACTCGGGACTGCGATTGATCGCGACCCAATCCGGAATATTCTTTGCGAGCGCGGCCTGCACATCGCGCTGAGCCGTTGTAACGACTCGCTTTTTCAGTTCCTGGTTCTCGTTTCGGAGAGCGTCCAATTCGGGCTGAATAGCCTCACGGGCGGCACGTTGTGTCAGGTCGATCAGCTCGCGGCCGTAGGTGTCTTCGTCCTCGGGCGTGATCAACTTTGTGTGAGTCTGAGGCGTTTTTTGCGAGTCGCTGCGCGGCTGAGATCGTGTGAGCAACGCTTGCGTTTCCTGCAGTTCGCGAGCGAGCTGCGCGTTGATCTCGGTAAGCTCACCGTTCTGCGTCTGCAGCGCTTTCCAGCGACCCTGCATCGACAAGAACTTCTGCTTGTACGTGTCAGAGTTTTCGTCGTCGGCATGGTGCTCGTGTTGCTGCGGCGCAGGCTCCGGGGCTGGCTGCGGCGCAGGTTCAGGCGCGGGCTCGGCGGTTGGCTGCGGCGCAGGTTCGGGCGCGGGAGCCGGTTCTGGCTCTGGCTCGGCGTAAACCTGTTTGTGGATCGCGTCCGCTTGGGCGCTCTGTTCGCGGATATGCTTCGGGATGGCAACGTTCGGGTCAACGGTGCCGTCGGCAAGCTGATGCTGTTCCATTGGTTTGGTCTTTCCAAATCAGGGGGTTTAGGGTGGGGACTGCGCCTGGGAGGGCGCGAACGGCTTCGGATGACGAAGCACGTCAAGCAGGATGAGCGTCTGTTTCGCCCGCCCTTGCATGTTGAGGATCGCTTCGGCTGGAGCGTCCGTTACCGCCACGGTAATTTCGGTGGCGTAGGCTTCGAACGCGTCCAGAAATGCCCGGTACGCTTCGGGGTCTGCATTGCGGAGAGAGAACGCGTAATGCTTCACCAGATCAGAAGTATGCGGCTTCATGCACCAGCGATCCCGCCGAATGAGCCGGAGCCGAGCCCATCGGGCGGCGGAGCCGGTTGATCCGACTGTGCCATCGGGGTGGCTTTGGCATAGGACTGAATGTTGGGGACACCGCCCGCCGCTGCCGCCGGAAGATGCCGCTGCGAAGAACCCTTGTTTGGGGACGAGTGCAGCGAACCTTTATGGTGCACGCCGATCGGCGTCATATGCTTCTTGAACATTACATACCCCTGTACGTCGGCCCGAACGGGTTCGGTTGCGGCGATCCGGCCGGTGGCTTGGTCTTGCCGTAGTCCCGCCGGCTCCGCATCGGTTTCGGCGCGTTGCCGACGTCGGGGAGCGCAGAACCACCCGGACCAAGCGCGGACGTCTGGTCTGGCTTCCCCGTTGCCTTCGGCGTGCCGGGACCCTGCGGCGTCCCTCGGACGCGGAACGCCATTACCTGGCGCTCGTAATGCCGGCGCGCGCCGGCTCACTGCCGGTGTAGCCGAACATCTTGCCGGAGCCGCCCTTGGCGAACTTGCCGCCGTTGCCTTCGGAGTCATGCTCCGTCACGCCCGGCTTCTGCGAACCGGCGGCGTCGCTGGCCGCGGTCGTGGTACGATCACCGCTACCAAACATCGGCGTCTTGCCGCCTTTGGCGAACTCGGCGTTCTTCTCGGTCTTCTTCGTGAAATTGGCCATCTGGCTCTCCGTGGTCAGCAAGTGCTGTCAGACCACGGTGTGCGCAGTGGGTAGTTGCGGCTTCGTTTATTGCTGGATCGCGACCAGTAGGTCGCCCTCGCGCTCCGGCAGGTAACGCTTCGGCTTATCGAATGTCGCCGCGATCTGATTAACGGAGTGCGTCACACCCGGCACGACAACATGCGCGCCTGGTTTAACAGAAAGAAATGCCTGCACAGCTTCGCCAACATGGCACCACGAACGGAGCTGATTGCCGGAGCCGAAGATCGTGATCTCGTCCTGCTCCGCGCATTTTTCCATGAAGCTATGGCCACCAGAGCCATAGACATTCGGTAGACGAACAACGGCGGCACCAAAGTAGCGCGCGTAATCTTCGCATACGCGTTTCGAGATCGCGTACGGATTGACCGGATAGTTCACCATGGCACTTGAAGCGAACACCGTTCGAAAAGCGTAATGTTCAAAGATGCGTAACGAGCCGATAATGTTGTCTTGTGCGTCCGCCATCGCATCGCTGGAGTAGGCGTCCGTCTGCGCCGCGAGATGATAAACCCGAGTTGCACCTGGCAATAGGCAATCGCGAATGTTCAACCCGAGCTTGATGTCTATCCGATGAACCTTTTCGCCACGCGCCTCTAACGCATGGCAGAGATATTTACCGATGAACCCTTCCGAACCAGTAACTACGATCATAGCGGCTTCTCCAGGATCAGCAGGCGTTCATCCTTGTGGGTCTGATACTCTGTCACCTTCATTTCCGAATAGAGCGACAGCAGTACATCGACCATGGGCTTGAGCGTCCCACCCGGGCATTTGTATGGGCACGACTCCTCGACCGCGTAAACGCCGCCCGGGCGCAGCATCGGCCACAGCAATCGGCAGAGGTGGATTTGCGGCAAGGGGTCGTGCACCGCGTCGTCGCAGATGAAGTCGAATTGCGGCCAGCGAAACTCGTGCAACGCGTCGGCGAGGCTGCGCTCGGCGTAGGCATCACACAGTGCTGTGTGGATGCGCTCTTGGTCGTTGAAGATGAAGCGCGCATCGTTGTCGACGCCGTACACTTCTGCAAGCGGGAAGTAATCGCGCCAGGCGAACAGCGACGCACCGACGACGTTGTTCGGGATATCGCGGAAGCCACAAATTCCAATCTCCAGAACATTCCTGGTACGGAATTGGCTCAGGTGTTTTGCATAGGCCGGGGTGTACCCCCAGATGCCTTTGTCGGTGCCATACTGGGTGAATAAAGCTTCAAGCTGGCTCATGTTCGCTCCTGAAATTACTGAACATGCTGACGTCATGATCTGCTTTGTACCAATGGATAGGGAGTTTCGTTTTTTTCTCGACGCGGGCCCACGTCGATACTTCCCACTCGACGTTCTTCGTGCGAGCGATGTGCTGACGCGCAGCGACCCGACACTCGTAGTCGAGCCGGTCGACTAATTTGCGCGGTACCGCGAGCACAGATCCACAGAAGCGCCAGCATGGATAAGCGCTCTCCACCGCGAGCGGCTTTTCCCAGCAACCGGGCGCGTAGATCGCGCTGTCATCAAGTTTCGATACGAACGCGGCGATGGCGTCGCTGGTGACGCCCGACAAGCGGAAGATGCCGTAGTCGACCCAGCACAGCACATCAGCGTCGGGGTATTCATCGGCCGCCTGCACCAACCATGTGGTCTTCTGGTGGTTCACGCAGTGGTAGGCGAGGGTATTCTTCGCTGGGTTGTCGCCCTCGGAGACGCGCGGGATGTAGTCGAGCCCACGGACGTATTTCCAGAGCCAGGTGGTCTCG